TGTGACTCCACCTGTGACTCCACCTGTGACTCCACCTGTGACTCCACCTGTGACTCCACCAGTCACCCCACCTGTGACTCCACCTGTGACTCCACCAGTAACCCCACCAGTAACCCCACCTGTGACCCCATCAAGTAGCCAAACTTATTACTGGTGTTGCTGTGGAAATCTTGGAGGATGTCAATCATATACATTTAGTAGTGCATCAGAGGCTGCTGCAACAGCAAATGCTGTTTGTGAGGGAGGATATGGATCTGGATTATGCGGAGGACCAAGTACAAGTCCATCATCAGGATGCGGATGTCTGTAATAACCAACTTGCAAAATTTTTACTTTAATGATAGAATGGAACTACTATGTTAACGGATAACGATATATTATTTAATGATAACGATGAGTCGCAATTATTAGAAAAATTAAGTGTAGGTGATGAATATCACGTTCCTGGAACAATTGTTTGCATTTATGATAATGATGGAAATATTGAGGCTGCTAAACAGTTTTCTACGCATTCTTGGTTTATAGAAATATTACAAAATTCATCTAAAATAGAATGCGTAAATGATGATTGTTCAATTATTAAGTTTATTGACATTAATGATAATGAAATAAATCAGTTAACAACTACATCACAACTTGGGTCAATGCTTGCAAGCAATCCAAAGTTACATTTTGGTCATTCTATAAGAACTAAGAAAGAATAAAAATGACAACTCCGTGGGAGAGATATAAGCAAAATTTAGGATCAACAAGGCCTTGGGATTTATTAAATCCTCAAGCACCAAGAACAACAGATGAGGTCGCATACTCTAGATATAATATATGCTTGTTGTGTCCAGAACTAATTAATGCTACAAAGCAATGCAAGAAGTGTGGATGTTTCATGAACCTTAAAGTAAAATTAGAAGGGGCTACATGCCCATTAGGAAGGTGGTAAATATGAAAGAATTAGCGCCAGGAATAGTTGTTTTTGATAATATATTTCCAAACTCAATGGAGTATATAAAAAAAATAAATGAAGAAGAAATGTCTTGGCAGGCAGCAGAAGTTCTTGTTAGTCAAGATGAAAATAAATCAGGAACTAATTATAAGGCAAGAGATACAGATTTAATTATGCTGCCACATCATATGAATAACGCTACTGGAACATTAGCAGATTTTGCTAAAGAATTTCATAAGGAGTTAAAACCATGTTTAGATCAATATTTAAGTTTTTATGCAGCAAAAATAGAAAAGTTTGAACACCCACAATTATTACGTTATGGTAAAGAACAAAAGTTTCATGATCACATTGACGATCATCCATTTTTTACAAGAAGAATATCTTTAACATATTATTTAAATGATCAATATGAGGGCGGGGATGTAGAGTTTAAGCGTTTTGGATTAAGGTTTAAAGCACAAAAAAATCAATTACTTATATTTCCATCTAACTTTGTATATAATCATGAAGTACATCCAGTTACAGATGGCTTAAGGTACGTGGTTGTTCAATGGATGGCATAAAGAAATCTATTGTCTACTCTTTATACTTTGAAAATAATCCAATAACTCATCATAATTATTTACAATTAAAAAAATCTATAGAATCAATAAGAAAATTTTCTAATATAGATATTTTTATATATTTATCTTCAGACTATGACTTAAAAGAAAATTTTATAAAAACAAATAACATAAATATTATAAAGTTTGATAATAATTTAGTGTTTAAAAAATGGAGCGATAAAATACCAAACCACCCATGGAATGTTTGGCTTCATCATAGATGGATTAATATATTTAATTTTTTAACAAATAATGAATATGATAAGATTTTATATTTAGATACTGATACAATATTTTATAAGAGTCCAGAAGAACTTTTTAATAAATATAATAAAGATATATGTTATTTTAAAAAAGAGTTTAATGATAATGTTGTACAAGATTTTATAAAAAAAATATCAATATATCCAGGCATAAATGATGGTCAAATGATTATAAGTAAAAATTCAATAATAAAACTATATGATTCATTTGAAAATCAATGGACTAAAGAGATCAGTAACATTACAGATCTAGTTTATAATGATTTAACTAAAGATAATGATCATATATTTTTTTGGAATGTTTCACAATATGCAGCGCTTTCTTGTATTATAAAAAATAATATACAATATGAATATTTTGATGATAAAGATATTGCACTTGGCATAGACTTTGATCGCATGGACAAAAAAGAAATATTTTTGCATCATTATTTTTCTGGAAATATGAGGAAATATATAAATGAATAAAGAATATGGAATAATAAAGAATGTTTTAAACACTAAAGACTTTTTAAATATTTCAAATTATTTTTTAAATAATGAAAAATTAAAAAATATTGGGACGGATGAGTTTGGTAGAAAGTTATTAGGTGATCAGTCTGAACCAATATTGAAAGAATTTAGCGATATCTTACTTCCCAAGGTTAGAGAGTTTTTTGGAAGCGAAACATTAAAATCTTCATATAATTTATTTGCAGAATATTCAGCAGACACAATTAGTCTTCATAAGCATAAAGATGCAAATGCCTGTACGTATACCCTAGACTTAACGCTATATCAAAAAGAACCTTGGGGTATTTTTATCAATGAACAAGAGTTTTTGGCAAATCCAAATGATGCTGTAATGTTCATGGGTGAAAAATACGAACATTGGAGAGAAACAAAGTATAACAATTATGATAAAATTGGTGTAGTGTTTTTTCACTACGTTGAGCCAGATCATTGGTATTTTACAGAGGGTCCAGGGTATGTTGAAAAAATAAGAGAACAAATGAGGAGTAATAATGTCATCAATAACTAGCCCAATCGCTATTAAAAACTTTTTGCCACCGCATATGTTTGGCAATGTTAAAAAGCAAATATTAGATAAAAAAATGGGACCAGACGGAAATCATTTTTATCACACCGTTGCTGGTAGATGGCTGACGGAAATTCATTTTGATGAAGAAACAGAAAAAGAAATCTTAGATATAGCAAGAAAAACATTTAATAATCCAAACTTAAAACGTGCAGGGTTTCATACAGCAAGGTACCAAATGCAAAATGGAATTAAGCCACAATTGTGGAAGCATTGGGATCAGTCTGCTTGTCAGTATTCTTTAGATATCTGTATTGAGAAAACTGTAGATTGGAAACTAGTTGTTGAAGATCAAGAATTTGAAGAAGAGCCTAATAGTTGTGTGCTATTTTCTGGAAACGATATGCTTCACTGGAGAACTCCATATCCTAGTGATAAAGAAGACGATTATGTAACATTATTATTTATGCAGTTTGCAGAGCCTGACCATTGGTTTTTTACAGAAGGTGGAAAGGCTGGCTTTGATAAGCATGGACATGAAGCGGACTTTAGATTTAGAGCCAGAATGGGATATTGGTCTCAGCCAGATTATTCCGACGGAAGACCAATATGCCCATGCTGCGATTACCGTGGTGTTTTAGAATTTGAAGAACGATATCAAAAAGAAAAACACCTATGGGAAAATGCTAATTTGGAAAATTAGACATTAGACTCTTTGTTCTTGGAGTAATACCTTTCCAGGCAATCCAATTTTCACCGCCGTTTGACATGTGAAATGCAATCTGAGCATTTAATACTGGATTAAATAACTCGTAGTTTGATTCTAATTTAAACTTATCTCTACGTTCAGGACCAAGGTCGCCAATCATATTTATTTGAAATAAGCCATAAGAACTATCTCCAGTTCTTTTACTAAGATTTAATGCCATTGGTCTACCGCCAGACTCTTTCTTAGCAATAGCCCAAGCCTCCCTTAGTTTTTGACCTTCAAAACCTACTAAATATAGTAAATTTTTAAGTTCTTTGTCAGATAGATTTACAGCATTTTTATATTTTTCTAACTGATCTTCTTTAGCCTTAGAAACACTTTTGGCCACTTCCGTGGCCTCTATTGTTTCTTGCAGCACGATATTTTTACTATCGTCTAATCGGTTTTCAGAAGCATTGGCAACATTTGAATAAACACCAAAAATCGCCAATATGCTGAGTGTACCAATGATGTTCCTGTTATTATTCATAAAGTTAATCATAGTTTCCTCCTTAGAAACGAATAACACCTTTTTAGGGGTGTTATATTACTTCTTAGTATAACACAATTTAGGCCAGGTAGTCAAATAATGCTATAATTAATCCCTATGGCAGAAATAACTAATAACTATGGTCTAACATATCCAGAAGCAACTGACTCTGTAAATGTTCATAATGATATTAAAAAATTAGCAGATGATGTTGATGATGCAATTGCTTCTCTTGATGCCTCAAATGTTAGAATAAAAGTATTAAATAATTCTGGCACAACAATAGGGGCAGGAAAACCTGTTTATGCTACTGGACATACAAATAATAAAACAACAATTTCATTATTTACCTCTACCTTGTCTGATAATTACCCATTATTGGGACTAACAAAAACTTCTTTGGCAAATAACGAAAGCGGAGAAGTTGTTGTTGCAGGAGTTTTAACAAATATTAATACAAGTGGTTTTTCTGTTGGAGAATTATTATATGTAAATTCTTCTGGTGCTCTTACAAATACTGTTAATGGTGGAGCAATAGGAATAGTTGCAGTAGCAGATCCAGTAATTGGTGTTATTGTAATACAGGCAAAAGGTAATGGTACTTGGGGAGCATTGAAGGCTGGATTAGCCTAATATGATATAATCGACACATGGCTACCTTTAGAAATCAAACCACAGATAGTTATTCGTTAGGCTCTACACCACCAGAAATTCGTTGGACGGTAGTTAGAGGAGACTCTGCAGCATTTAGAGTTTATGTTACAGATGATGAAAGAGAGCCGCTATTAATTGAAGATTGGGAAATTGCGATGGATATTTATCGTCCGTCTACAGATGAGGTTATTTTATCTTTAACCCCTGGCGTAATTGAATTTCAAGATAGCGAAGGTAGTTTTACTGTTTCTTTAACAGCAGATCAATCTGAAATTTTAGAAACAGGAGATGTCTTTGATATACAACTAACAGAACTTGATTCTGGCACCAGAGTTTGGACGGTAGCCAAAGGTTCAATGGTTATTATTGAAGACATAACAGAGTAATGCCAACAAACCTAACACCAATATCTGAACAAGTATATAGAACAACTCACCGCCTAGCGCATGCACAAATAAAAGAATTAGATAAAAGATCTATACGAATTAATGATATAAACCATAAAACAAAAATAGAAGAAATTATTCCATTTAAAGTACAATTTATAAATGTTGGAGTTTTTGGGTTTTCTAGCAATAACCCAGCAGGTGTTGGGGTTGCAGTTGTTGGCTACAATAACTACATCCTCTAAAAAATATAAAAAGGGAGTTATAATAAGGCCATGGCAAAAATATCACTTGCTACACTAAAAACAAAGTTTGAATCTGGAGATCGTCCTAGTCAGCAAGACTATGAAGATTTAATTGACAGCGCTGCTGGTCAATCATTGGATCTTGGATCTTCAGGCAATAATGAAAATACCATTTCTGGTATTGAAAACCCAACAGTTATTGATAACTTCGATGCAACTGTTTGGCGTATGGTTAAGTACATTGTTTCTATTGCCAAGACAACAGCAGGAGACAATAAATTTTATGCAACAGAATTGACTATACTCGTAGACGGTACAAATGTAAATGTTTCTGAGTATGGAACAATAGACAACGATGGGAATATTGGCACCATTAGCGTCTCAAGGGCTGGAAATACAGTATCCTTAACGGTTACTCCAGACCCTGCAATTAAGCCAGTCACAGTTCGTTATGCACGAATTGGACTTAAGGCGTAAATAAGGAGATAAAAAAATGGCAACAGTAGTAAAAGACTTTAAAGTAAAGAATGGTCTTATTGTTGAAGGCACAACAGGTACCATCAATAATCACGATATTCTTACAAAGAAAACAGACGATCAAAACTATATCGTCAATTTAATTGGTGGAACAGCCACCTCAGCAAACGAAGCAAACAAGGTTGTTAAGCGTGATGCTAATGGCAACTTTGCTGCGGGAGAAGTAACAGCAGACCTCGTTGGTGATGTAACTGGTAATGCAGATACAGCAACAACACTTGAAACTGCTCGTACAATTTCTTTAACTGGAGATGTAACAGGTTCTGTTTCATTTGATGGTTCACAAAATGTAAACATTACAGCAACTGTAGATGGATCATTTGCAACAGATTCAGAAGTTGCTACAGCAAAGGGAGAAGCAATTGACGCAGCATCAGCAGATGCTACTTCAAAGGCAAACGCTGCACAAGCAGCAGCAGAATTAACAGCATCAAATGCTCTTTCTTCAGCAGTTTCTACCCTAGAGGGACAGATTGCAGATGCAGAGACAGATGCAAATACATATACAGATAATGCAATCACAGCACTCAATCTTGCTGGAACATATGATGCACTTGGTGCAGCAGCACAGGCTCTTTCAGATGCAGAAGACTACACAGATGAAAAAATTGCAGACCTAGTAGATTCAGCACCAGCAATGCTTGATACTCTTAACGAGTTGGCAGCAGCAATTGCTGATAATCCAAACTATGCGACAGATGTTGCTAACTTGGTTGCTACAAAGGCTGATACATCTTATGTAGATTCAGAAATTTCTGATCTTGATACAGCAGCACAGGGATATGCTTCAACAGCACAATCTAACGCAGAATCATTTGCTACAACTGCAGCAAGCAATGCTCAGTCAGCAGCAGAAGACTATGCAGATTCTCTTGCTGTAAATTATGATGCAGCAGGTTCAGCAGCAACAGCACAATCAAACGCTAACTCATATACAGACACAGCAATTTCTGGTGTAAATAGCACAATTGCAGCACTTGATACAGGTGATGTAGCAGAAGGTTCAAACCTTTATTACACAACTTCTCGTGCTAAGACAGATGCAGCAGCACTTATTGTAGGTGCAACAAAGACTAATATTGTTATCACAGGTGATGAGAATGGTCTTACAATTACCGCAGAAAACGGTGTTGCAGATTCTACAACATCTAATCTTGCAGAAGGTTCAAACCTTTACTTTACAGATGCTCGTGCAGTATCTGCTCTTGAAGCAGTTACACCTGATTTCCCTGCAGTAGAACTTGCTTCTGTTGCAAAGCAGGTAGCAGCACAAGCAACAGTAGCAACTGCAAGCACAAACACAGCAGTTTCATGGGCTGTAGCAGATTACAAGTCTGCTGAGTTCCTTGTAAAGATTGCAAATGGCTCACATACAGAAGTTTCAAAGGTAATTCTTACTCTTGATACTTCAAACAATGTTGCAGTCACAGAGTATGCGATGGTAGGAACAAATGGTTCACTTGGATCTGTTTCAGCAGATGTAAGCGGTTCAGATGTTCGTCTTCGTGTAACAACTGACAATAACAACTCAACAGTTGCTGTTGTTGGAACACTTTTAAAGTAATAAAATAAATAAAAGAGGGAGTGGTAATCTTGGCAACAGTCAACAAGGACTTCAAGGTTAAAAATGGACTAATCGTCAATGGTAACGGTGAGTTCGGAGGAACGGTAGTTGTAGCAAACCCTACATTATCTACCCATGCTGCTACTAAGGCATATGTTGACTCAGTAGTTGGCGGTATGCAGGTTGGGAATACCGCTCCCTCTACACCAGACAATGGTGATTTATGGTTTGACACATTAACATCAAGAGTTAATGTTTATTATTCTGGATCATGGATTACCATGGCAGCAATTGACGATACATTAAATCTTCCACAGCATATTCACGACACTGCAATTGATGGAACTGGATTTATAGTATCTCAGTTTGTTACTGGTGGTAGTTTTAATGACCCTCAGGGTTCTTCAATAGATGCAGGATCCTATAATACCAACTCATGGACTCTAGTTTATGATGGCGGTATAGCAACAGATAACTTCAATTAAAAACTGATGTTATAATAAGCACAGAAATAAATTGGTAGAAATACCATAAGGAGAGATAAAAATATGGCAACAAGAATGCAGCAACGCAGAGGAACTGCACAGCAATGGACAGATGCAGATCCAATTTTAGCAGCAGGAGAAATCGGATTTGAGACTGACACTGGTCAATTTAAAATTGGTGATGGCGTTAACCACTGGGAAGATCTCTCCTACTTTAAGAACCTAGAAGACCTAGGTGGAAACTTAGATGATTATATTCTTTTAACAGAGAAGGCAACAGCAAATGGCGTTGCTACTCTCGATGGTACAGGAAATATTCCAATGTCACAACTTGGAAATATTATTGATGGAGCACCAGCACTATTAAATACATTAAATGAGATAGCAAACGCAATTGATGATGATTCAACTTTTGCTAACACAGTTGTTGCATCTTTATCAACAAAAGCACCAACTGCTTCTCCTAGTTTAACTGGAACTCCAACAGCACCTACTCCATCTTCAAGCAATGATTCAAATCAAATTGCAACAACAGCCTTTGTTAAGGCTCAAGGGTATGCTATTGCATCAACAGTAGATACAAATAAGACTGATGCAGACAATGCAATATCTTTGTTAGATGGAAGACTTGATACAGCAGAATCTGATATCAATACACTACAAAATGATTTAGTAGCAGTACAAGGTGATGTAACAACATTACAGGGAAGCACAACATCATTAGACGGAAGACTTGATTCAGCAGAGTCTAATATTACTACTCTACAGGGAGACTTGTCCACTGCAGAAAATAATATAACAGCAATTCAAGGCGATGTAACAACAGCACAGTCAGATATCAATGCTGCAGAAGGCAGATTAGACACTGCAGAATCAGAAATTGACGGATTACAAAGTAGCCTTACAACTGCTGAAGGTGAAATTGATCAACTTCAGACTGATGTAACATCTTTACAGACTGATGTAACGGCGCTACAAGGAACAGTTGATACCCCTACAACTGGTCTTACTGCTAGACTTACTGCAGCAGAATCAGATATAGGATCTCTACAGACAACAGTAGATACACCAACTACAGGTCTTTCTGATCGCATGACTGCAGCAGAAGGAGATATCAGCACTTTACAAGGAGATCTTGATACAGCAGAAGCAACATTAGCAACAGCAGTATCTGATTTAGATACACATGAAGCAGCAACAACAACTGTTCATGGAATTGCAGATACATCTGCTCTTGCTACAAAGTCTTACGCTGATACAGCAGCAACTAATGCACAGACATCAGCGCAGTCTTATGCTGACACAGCACTTGCTTTAAAGGCACCGTTGGCTTCTCCAGCACTTACTGGAACACCAACTGCTCCAACAGCAACAGCAGGAACAAACACAACACAGGTTGCTACAACAGCGTTCGTTGGAACAGCAGTAGCAAATCTTGTTGCATCAGCACCTGCAGCATTAAATACACTGGATGAACTTGCAGCAGCCCTTGGTGATGATGCTAACTTTGCAACAACAGTTACAAATAACTTAGCAGCAAAGGCACCACTAGCATCTCCAACATTTACAGGAACAGTTGCTCTTCCAGCAGCATCTTCTGTAACACTAAATGGAACTGCTCTTTCTGCAACACTTGCAGATAAGGCAGATAAGACAGCATCTATATCTTCAAAGTCAGGAGCATACACATTTGCTTCTGGAGATGTTAATATGATATTTGAGTATAACTCAGGATCAGCAGGAACATTTACAATTCCAGCAGATAACTCGTTCTGGACAGTAGGACAGAGACTAGAAGTCTTGCAGGTTGGAGCAGGCCAGTTAACAATTGCTGGTGGCTCTGGAGTAACTGTAAATGGCACTCCTACAACAAAAACAAGAACAACTTGGTCTGGAGCAACTATTATTAAAAGATCTGCAAACGTCTTCGTAGTAGTTGGAGACCTTGCTTCTTCATAAAAAGTAGTATAATTAAATAAATATTGAATAGGAGAATGATCTAAATGGCACTACAAAAAACAGGTGACAGAGGAATAAGAAAGGTAGAAGTACCTAATCTGTCAGGAATGACAAGAAGTCAATACCAGGCAGAGTTAACCCTAAAAGGTTTAACATATACCGAAACCACTACTACCACATCAAATTCTTCATTAGATCAAAAAATAAATACACAAGGCACTGTTGCTGGTACTATAGTTAATATAGGTACCAGCATTGCCATAAACTATTATCAGTATGTGTATCCTGGTTTTAGCCATTATGCTGCATTCAGCCACTACGCTGGTTTCAGCCACTACGCTGGTTTCAGCCACTACGCTGGTTTCAGCCACTACGCTGGATTCTCTCACTATGCTGGCTTCTATCACGGATTCTCCCATTACGGTGGATTCTCACACTATGGTGGATTCTCACACTATGGTGGATTCAATCATTATGGAGGCTTCTATCATGGATTTAGCCACTATGGATCGTTCTCTCATCAATCATATGGCGGATTCTCACACTCATCATATGGTTCATTCTCACACTCATCATATGGTGGCTTCTATCACGGATTTAACCATTCCCCAGCATCGTACGGTGGATTTGGAGATTATTTCTCACTATCACCATCTACAGGTGTTAGAACTCCAGGCGGTATCGTAACTGCTGGATCTCTAAATGTTGGAGATAAATTATTAGCATTAAATATCGCAGAAGTTGGAACAGGTCAATTTGATCCAGCAACATGGTCTTCAGCAACATTTGATGGTATTGAAGTTGTTGAAACAGAGGTTGTGGCAATCAGAGAAAGAACTGTTGATAAAATTTACAACATCAATGGAAGCCTTTTCTCTCCATATCACTGGATATTTACAAGAAAGGATAATGTCTACAAGTTTGTATTGTCAAAAGATATTGACACATCATATGAAGTTTATGACTTTGCAAACCAAGATTGGTCTGCAGTTACAAACATCACAGAATTAAACTATATCGACAATGTAGTTTCTATTAACTGTGAACCTTATGATAACTTCTTTACAGAAACAATGTTAGTCTTCGATACGAAAGATAACTAACGGTGTCACGTAAATATAATAGAGACTATTATCCTAATCATGATGCAGACGAGTTTTTATACTCCGATGACCTGGTTGCACTAAACAAAGAACTATTAAAAGATACTAGAGCAACACCATTTTTAATTAGTTCTCAGGTGGCGGTAGAAACTAAGGCATATGAAAAACGAATAACTCCATTAATGCAGCAAGGCAAAATATCTGTTACTGTAGGAAATACAGATTGGAATAAAGAGTATGATGAGGGTAGATCATACTGGATACCTGAAAATAGGTGGGTGCATGAAACTAATCTAAAGCCAATAGAGATAGAAAAAAATCTATATGAATTTAGAACGTCTGCAGATGTATTTTTCTTGCCAGCATCTTATGGATATTTTAGTAAACTCACAAATAATAAATATATTCTTCCTTTTCCAAGACCAGTTAGCAGAACTCTTTATCAACATTTAGAAGTAGATGAAGATATTTTAAAAGATTTAGATAATTCTTTAGAGTTAGAACAAGAGGATATAGACAATATATATAGTAAAGAAAATCCTAATGTTTTTTATCCTTATCCATATTTTTGGAATGTAAGGTGGCTACCTAAAAATTCATGCAAAATAACATTTTATACAACAGAAGAGACAGAAAAAATAACCAGGGTTCATGTACCACAAATTACTTTAGATTGTTTAGATGATATACAAAGTCTAAAAGTTCCTGTACAATTGTATATAGATGTACGGAAAAAATCTCCGTATATAAAGCATGACGAACTAATCATGTACATGAGAGTAGAGGAAATTTAGTGTCAAAATCTAATAAAATAACTTTTATACCAAAAGATGAGTTTACATTTGAGTATGCTCCACTTCCAGAGCCTATGTCTAAAAACCTCCCATCTTGGTGGAGAAAAACAGAACCATTTGTAGGCGGAGAGCGCAAATTAATAAATGGACAATATAACGAAACAGTAAAAAAATGTCCAGGAATTCTTGATCAAATGGTAACTGGGTATATGTTAAAGTTTCCATGCGATATTTATGTAGATGCTACTGGAGATGCTTTAGAGGTTCAGGTTCATCCAGTTCATAATGACACAGTAGGAAAACATAGCAGAGAACAAATAGAGGGATGGACTTATGATAAAAATATATATGTTGATGATATTTTTAGAGTACACCCTATGTGGGTAATAGGAACACAAAAGGGATATAGCACGATGTTTGTTCATCCATCTTATCATGACGATCTACCCTTTGTTACAATTCCTGCTATAATAGATACAGATATGTATATTTCAGACGGACCATTTTCTTTACTAGTAAAGCGTGGCTTTAAAGGTACTATTGAAAAAGGAACTCCATTAGTTCAGTGTATACCATATAAAAGAGAAGAGTATAAATCTGAAATATTAGAAAAGCCAGACATGAAGGCTCTAGGGTCAATACCATATAAACTTAGGGCTAAATTCGGCGGAGCATACAAAAATTTCATGTGGGAAAAGAAGGTGTTTAAGTAATGTCTGATAAGATGGAGGACAAGTATAAAGATGTTCCGCCAATGGAAGATCTGACTGCTCAATTTTGGGCATCAACAGCATATCAGATAACACCTCCACCAGTTCCAGCAATTGATAATTTACCAGATTGGTGGAAAGATAGACCTCTATATCAAGTAACAGACGACATAAATAAACTAAGCGTAACTTGGAATAAAGGTGCAGATTCAGCAGCAATTAGTGTTAAACATTGTATGCCATTTTTTGATGCACTAACTATGGGATATCATTTACCATTAGCATGCGATGTTCATGTTAAGAAAACAGATAATCCAGATAAGCCAGAAATAACCTGGGATGACGATGCTCCACGTCCTATAGAAATGAGAGGACATATAGAGATTCCAGTACCTTCTGGATGTTACCCAATTCATTTTCTTTGGGATATGAGATGGGGATGTAAACTTCCAGATGGTTGGTCTTTAATGATTACTCATCCTACAAATAGATACGATCTTCCATTTTTTACTGTTACTGCAATACAAGATTCAGACAGATGGTTTGGTGGAAATGTTGTAACATTCTTTTTAAGAAAAGATTTTGAAGGAACCATTCCTAAAGGAACCCCAATTATACAATTTACTCCAATTAAAAGAGCAAATTGGACAATGGAGATAGATCATGATCTTCAGGCCGAAGGTCTTTGGGATGTAGAAAGAAAAAGAAATTATCTTTATGGATTTTACAAGAAACACCGTTGGGTGAGAAAAAAATATAGATAGGAAAAAATATGGAAAACAGATCAAGTTATGGCGATGCATTTCAGCCTAGTACAAGTAAGTCTACAAAAGAACATAAATTCTTTGAGAGACAAATAGATATCAATAATTTAGATGCTCTTGAATCTCTTCTTTTATCTCAATACAAAAGAATAGAAAATGGAGAAGTAGTTAAGCAAAAACTAAACGATCATACCCCATGGGATGATTCTGGAAGTATAACTACTATGAATTGGAACAAGTATAATGTTTTTCAGTTTTATGATCAAAACATTCATACACTGTTTCGTGCCGTAAAGGATATGACTGTAGATGCTTGTGAGCATTATGGACTTGATTTTGTTCAAGAACAATTTATGGTTCAGGGATGGTTTAATGTTAACTATAATCATATCGGAAAATTGGACTGGCACGAGCACGGAGGAGATGGTGCTCCTTACTTCCATGGATATTATTGCGTAAAGGCAGAACCATCAGTTACTCATTATCGTGTTTTTGAAAAAGAAATAGAAAACCACAATAGAAATAATCGTGCCATACTTTCTGAAACTGGGCATCCACATGCTATGGGTGACTGGGACTGGGATGGTCCAAGAATAACTATAGCGTATGATGTTATTCCGCTAAGATATATTCCAAAGGAATGGGAGCAACACTGGATCCCAATGGTGTGATATGGAATATTTCCTAATTGCATTATTATTACTATTTTCTTTAGTTTTTAAAAAGTATTCTATTGATACAAAATTAACAATTAAAGAATTAGAAAAAGATAAAAACTATTTTAGAAATACACTATGGAATAGGCTTTATTATTTAAATAAAGATGCAAAATCTACAGATTTTAGATATCAAAACTTGAAAAAAAGAATTGATGTATTAATTAATGATATAGAAGATACTGATTTTTCAAATTTTGATGGAGATGCAAAATATGAATTAATAAATGCATTAAAAGAGATAGATTTTTATGGAGATTCAAATGATTCAAATAAAAATAAATAAGTCTTGCCAGGCTTGGGGACAGTGTGTTTTTGATGCTCCAGAAATATTCGATCTTGTAGATAGTGAAAGAAAAACATGGAAGTATAATGCTGATGATTCTATGTTAGAAAAAATATCTATCGCAGCATCACATTGTCCCAACAGAGCAATATCATTTAAAAAGGTTGAAGATGAATAGTTTGATTTGTAAAATTAAGGGACATAAAGCAGATAAAAAAGAAACGACTTGTCCATTTACATTAAAAACCTATCAGGTGTGTGTAAGGTGCGGTATCAAAAGGGTTAAACCAGAATGAAAATAGCAGCATACGGAATAGGTAAAAACGAAGAAAAAAATATACCAGGTTGGTTTGAAGGTATAAAAGATGCAGATTACGTTTTATATGTAGATACTGGATCAACGGATAAGAGTGTTGAGATAGCAAAATCTTTAGGAATTGATGTTAAGTTTTCTTACTTTGACCCGTGGGATGAAACAATGGCTAAAAATGCTGCTCTTTCTTTTATACCATTGGACTTTGATTATTGCATTAACCTAGACATGGATCAACACATGAAAAGCAAAGATTGGAAAGAAAAGATATTATTAGAAAATGGCGATTACGAAATAATGTCTTTTAACTTACACTCTTCTCACGGCTTAGCAGATTCTAATGTAATTAAAAAATCATTTAAGATCCATAAAAGACAAGGACTTTTTTGGTTTGGATATAGACCAGAAATTAAAAAAATAGGATACAACATTGAAACTGCTTCTGCTAAAACCTTAGATATAGTGGTTTCTGACATTCCTGGAGATGAGGCTAGGTTTGAAAACAGGGATCCTTTGTATATTAAGTCGTATAAAAATTATGTAGGAAAATTAAAAAGATCTAGAAATAATGGCATTATGGTTCAGGCTTTAAATTCTTTAGCATTGTCATATTATGAAGTAGACGATAAAGAAAATTTTGAAAATGTTTATTATGAAATGCAAGAGTTTATATCAAAGGTAGAAGTTGAAAATGATGTAGAAATACCAGATCAGTATGCTGTTAATTTAGCATACACTTTATTTAATCCTAATAAAACAATAGATATTTATAATAAGTTATATGGATCTTCAGAAATAAGTTCATATCAAAAATTTTATTTAGATTTAAGAAAAGCAATAATTTATTATAAGAAAAAAGAATATCAAAGATTAGAAAAAATATTAAATTTGATTGATTCTGAAAAAACATTTTATGAAGGCAACGAAACCAGATGGGATTCATATGCTTTATCAGAAACAGAAATAAACATAATAAAATATTTAAAAAATATAAAAGAAAACAAAAACAATCAAGAATATATAAATGAATTAGATAATCTGTGTCTTATTGTGTTTTCTAGCATAAATTGGGGCAAGTGGCACACTGATTTAGCACAAAAAAGTTTTGATTATTTTGAGGGGCTAATGTGAACACAGTAATGGTAACTGGCGTTGCTGGTTTAGTTGGAAGCAATATTGCTAAAAAATTAATATCAGAAGGATATAATATTGTAGGTGTAGACAATTTTATAGGTGGATATAGAGATAATGTTCCAGAAGGCGTTTTTCTTATTGAAAAAGATTGCAATGATTTAACAGAGACTGATTTTATTAATGTAGAAACTGTAGTTCATGCTGCATGTACACCGCATGAAGGTCTTTCTGTTTTTTCCCCAAAGTTTATAACAGATAATACATTTGGCATATCCATGAATGTTTTAAAATGCTCAATACAGTCTGGTGTTAAAAAGTTTATTTTTACATCAAGTATGGCAAGATACGGTTCTCAAGACATAGTTCCATTTACTGAAGATATGATCCCAAATCCACAAGATCCGTACGGTATAGCAAAAATTGCATTTGAAAATTCTCTTAAAATTCTTTCAGAAGTTCACGGTATAAAATATGTAGTATTAATTCCACACAATATTATTGGTCCTGGACAAGTATATACAGATCCATTTAGAAATGTTGCAGGAATTATGATAAATAGAATGCTAAAAGGATTACAGCCAATAGTCTATGGTGATGGTACTCAAATGAGATGTTTTTCTGATATTAAAGATGTTGTGGATCCAATATACCATGCTGTAGTAAATGATACAGTAAATGGAGAAACCATAAATATTGGTCCAGATAAAAACTATATAACTATTAATGAATTAGCACATACTATAGGAAAAATTATAGGGATGAATGTCGAACCAATATATCTTCCAAAAAGGCCTAAAGAGGTTAAGTTTGCTAATTGTTCTGCAGACAAAGCAAGAAGTTTATTAAATTATAACCCTGTAACAACTCTTGAATCAACAATTACTGATATGGTAAACTGGGTTAGAACAAGAGGTCCATTAGATTTTAATTATAATTTACCTGTTGAAATTGTAAATGAATTAACTCCAAAAACTTGGACAGATCAAAAAGTTTTTAATACATAATGTGTAAACCTAAATAATAGCATTAGAGTTTTGTAAAAATAAAAACTCTGGTATACTTTAGCAATAACAGTTTTTTAAGGAGCAAATCAATGTCTGATTTTTTTAGTTTTCATTTATCTGAAGAGTTCGTAAATGAGTATAAAACAAAGGAAGCCCCGTTTGGTTTTACAGACGCAGGCGGTAATTCATTAGGAGAGATTACATTTATTCGTACCTACTCCCGTATGAAAGAAGATGGAACTAAGGAAAGATGGTATGAGGTTTGCCGTAGAGTAATCGAGGGTATGTATTCAGCACAGAAGAATCACGCTAAAGAAAACAGACTACCTTGGAATGACTACAAGGCTCAGGCTTCTGCAAAAGAAGCATTTGATCGTTTATTTAATTTAAAGTGGACTCCACCTGGACGAGGCTTATGGTCTTTTGGAACAGCATTAACAATGGAGAAAAAGAACTCTGCTGCACTTCAAAATTGTGCCATGGTTTCAACAAAAGATATTGACCGCAATGATCCAGGACAGTTATTTGGCTGGGTTATGGATGCATTAATGATGGGTGTTGGTGTAGGGTTTGATACTTTGGGCGGGGAGAAAAATCTTCCGATTTATACTCCAACAGAACCAGAACAAGTATATGAAATCCCAGATACTCGTGAGGGTTGGGTAGAGTCTGTTCGATTATTAATTAATTCATTTTTAAAGCCTAATATGTATATCCAAGAGTTTAACTATGACCTTATTAGGCCATTAGGTGCCCCTATTAAGGGGTTTGGGGGCACTGCAAGCGGTCCTGCACCACTTATGCAGTTGCACAAGCAAATCAGGTCTGTAATAGGCGGTAGAGCAGGAGAAACCCTAGACTCAAGAGCAATCGTAGACATTGTAAACCTTATCGGTACTTGTGTAGTATCAGGAAATGTTAGACGATCCGCTACCTTGGCTTTAGGTGGAGCAGAAGATAAAAACTTTATGAATTTGAAGAACGCTGAGGTTTTTCCTGAGCGTAATTCATTTGATCCAGAAAATCCAGGTTGGGCATGGATGTCAAACAACTCCATTGCTGCGACGGTAGGTACAAAGTACGAAGACTACGTAGACCTAATCGTTAATAATGGAGAACCAGGATTTATCTGGCTTGATGTAGCACGTAACTATGGTCGTTTAGCAGATCCAAAAGATGGCAAAGACTATCGTGTTATGGGCTTCAATCCGTGTGCGGAGCAGCCATTGGAATCATACGAGTTATGTACACTTGTTGAAGTGCATTTAAATCGTCATGAATCTAAGGAAGACTTCCTGCGGACACTCAAGTTTGCATATTTGTATGGAAAGACTGTTACATTAATTCCAACACACTGGCAACAGACAAACGGAATCATGCAGCGTAATCGTCGTATTGGTACATCCCTAACAGGTATTGCATCCTTCTCAGACAAATTTGGCTTGCCTGTTGTGCGTGAATGGATGGACGAAGGCTACAAGACTATTCGTAAATATGATCATTCTTATTCTGAATGGTTATGCGTTCGTGAGTCCATTAGAGTCACAACTGTTAAGCCATCAGGGTCTGTATCAATTCTTTCTGGCGCAACGCCAGGAGTTCACTGGGCACCAGGCGGAGATTATTTCTTGAGAGCAATTCGATTTGGGAATACCGACCCAATGATTCACTTATTCAAGGCTGCTGGATATAAGATGGAGGCTGACCTTGTATCTGCGAATACAACTGTCGTTTATTTCCCAGTTCATTCTGGCCATCCAAGATCTGAAAAAGATGTTACATTATTTGAGAAGATTGCGCTTGCTGCTACTGCTCAGAAATACTGGTCAGATAATGGCGTTTCTGTAACGCTTTCATTTGACAAAGAAACTGAAGCAAAGCATGTAGCGCCTGCGCTTCATATGTACGAGGGACAACTAAAGGCTGTTTCATTCTTGCCGATGGGAAATCATACATATCCTCAACAACCATATACTCAAATAACTAAAGAAGAATACGATAGTTATATTGGACAAATCAAAAAGATCGATTGGTCTGCTATTTACGACGGTGCCGAGAATTTAGAAGCACAAGGCGAAATGTACTGCACAACTGATGCCTGTGAAATAAAAATATCTTAGTATGATAAAATAGACTCATAATGTCTAGTCCGTCAAATCTGTACGCAGAAAAAATATATGCAGAGCATCCACAGTTTTTGTGGGCACTCGATGATAAGGCTGACTATGTTTCTTTAATTTCAGAAGCACAAAGAGACACATCGGTTTGGGCTATTGACAATGGAATATCTGAAGAAACAGAAGAACTACTTGATGCTCCATTTCCAGAAAGCATAATTAATAAAATAAAACCATCTTCAGTAATTGGAGAACTTTTTTCATCAACAATTGTTAGTCCAGATTTAATTTCTATAAATGATATAAATTCTGCATTACAAACTTTTTCTATAGGCTCTTATTTTTATAATATTGGGCCATATGTATTAAGTATTGAAATAGGATATAGGTATTACGATGATGCCTTAGAGAACTATGTCGATGTTTTAAAATCCTATGACGCCTCAGTACAAGGTAGATGGTTTTTTATTTCAGAAACCTTTAGTCCAGAACAAACAAGTCTGCCTATAAAACTTGTTATTAAAATTAATTACTTTGGCCAGTCTGCAAATATTGATGACTATACATTGTATGTAAATGGAATTACATTTGGTCAATGGTGTGAAGAGTTTCAGTCCACTTCCTTGGGTGTTAACACAATATCTTTGCCATCAAATATAGCACTAGATACATCTGATGTTGTAGAGGCAAAGGCATACGGATTAACAAATAACAGTGGATATTATTTTGTTAACAATAATTCTTTATCAGCAAAAAATTTTGGTATGCCAATGGTTTTTGGATCTCAGAATATTACAAAATTATATAACAATAATAATGCACCATCGATTATAATTCCTTCGGATGGCATGATGTCGGATGGAGGAAGATACAAAGATTTTACATTAGAATTTTGGTTAAGAACTAACAACGCATCTTCAGAAGCAAAAAGAATAGTTGGCGCTATATCTTCTGACGACGGCATTTACATAGATGGTCCATTTATAATATTAAAAATAAACAAATCATATTCATCGTATTATGTAGGTCAATGGGAAAGGCCAATGCTTATACATTGGAGATATACAAATAATTTATCAACCATTCTTTTAAATGGAGAAGAAGTTATATCTTTAGCAATTGATAGTTCTTTAATTACATTGCCAGATTCTAAAAATACAGAAGACAAAGAGCAAGACTGGATAGGATTCTATGCATACGAAAATATTGAGCCTATTGAGATTGACTGCATTGCTTTATATACATATTCAGTTCCATCTGTTGTTGCGAAACGTAGATTTGTTTATGGCCAAGGAGTCCAGTATCCAGAAAACCTAAATGCTTCATATGGTGGAAGTTCTGTTGTTTTTGATTATGCTTTTGCAGATTACACTAAAAATTATAACTATCCAGACCTAGGATCTTGGTCTCAAGGATCGTTAGATAATGTCTTAGTAGAAGACAACTATATAACTTTTCAAAATTTTAATACTCCAGAAATTTTTATCAATAGTACCGAAAAAACAAAAGAACAAATGTTATTGGATTGTTCCACTATACAGAATGAAGATAGTTATTTTTTAAAATTAAGACCAACAGAAGATTGGGAAGGCATAAATTCATATTTATATTTTGATATATTTTCAACATTAAATCAACCAATTCATGCATTCTACGGATTATTTAAAAAACCATTAGAATACTCTGGACCAGAAGTTTTAATTAGATTAGAGGATCAAAATTCAAACTATCTATCTATAGAGTGTGTAGGAAATGATATTAGGTATATATTTAAAAAAGACTCTAACATAAAAACCTTGTATGAAATGTTTTCAGTAGATAATACAGATGTTTTTGCTGTAGGAATTGAAATAGATGTATTTAGAGATTATTTTGGAGAAGAACTTTTATCATTTTTTAATAGTTCTGGATTAACCATGTATGTTGGAGGAACAAAAGAATTTACAAAAACCTTTACTGGAAATATTTATAAAGTAGCAGTTTGTTCTGAAAAAAATGTAAAGGATATTGCAAATTTATTTAATGAACTTGGAGTTCCAAAAGATTATGAAAATATATTTGATTTGTATGGTCCAAATATAGATTATGACGGAGGAGATTCAGATCAAGAATTTTGGGACTATTACTTAAACTACGACACACAGTTTGATTTTAATGCATCAGAATTTTTAAATATTAGATTAGCAGATCATGCCCCTAGTTTTGGAGTAATTCCAAAAGTTTATTTTAATAATTTCTACTTAGATGTCTATTCAAGCGGTTCTTGGAAAGACTATATTCCTCTTTCATATTTTGGACAGTATGTAACAGACGAGTATGGTAAAAGTAAGTTTGGATTAGATTTTATTCAGTTCAACGTTAATTATCCAGCACCAACTAAATTTAAAGAAACAGAAGTAATAGATGAAGACGGTTGGACATATGCAGAGTTGTCTGAAGAATACTCGTACCCAGAACAAAGAACTTACGAGTCTTTAGATAATTATCTTTATACTGGATATGTAGATTATCAAGATTTATCAGAAAGATCACAAAAAACTTATTCGTATGACACTACTGGAGCAATATTAAAAACATATATTACTTTTGAATATTTAGAAAGTGGGGCAAATGCTTCAGATGGATATTTTATAAACACAAAAGATGTTCCAAAAAATGGTGTTATTTCTCCAGGAAGTGAATGGATAAATACTAAATATGAAGTTGTTGATAATGTATTAATATATCCTCCAAAAGGAGTTAACTTTAATGATTTAGCAATAGTTGTTCATCTTGACTTTGAGGTAGACGGAATTTTACATAACCCGATTAAAGTTAAAAGTTTGCAATTAGCCTCTCAGGCATTTAATTATAATACTGCAAATAATATAGGTACTCGCTTTGGAACTAATGTTTATCCTTATTTAAATAATGGTTACTATTTTAACTATAAATCAAAAAATCCATTTAGCATATATAAAGGATCTTCCCCCTACTTATATTTAACGAGGTATTCTGGTTTAGAGTTACGTGGAGACTATGATCCGCTAACGAATCGTGGAGTAGCAATCCCCATCAACAGTGGAAAAACAAATAATTATGAGATTATGGCTATGCAGTCTTTAGTTAGATTTAATGGAGATTTCTTCCCATACTCCCCAACTCAAATAATGCAGATTAACTCAAAAACAAAAACTATAAAATTATTTATGGTTGCAAATCACCCTACTGGTAAACGTGCAAAAATATATGCAATAGATGCAAATACTGGATCTTTATATAATGGAATATCATTTTATTTAAATGGAAAGATAGTTAAGGAGCCAGTATTAAATATAAATGAGTGGGCAATGCTTGGAATAGGTTTTCCATCTATATTAAACTTCAAAGGATATGCTGGGTCAATAATGATAAATGGGCCAATTATTTTTAATAGTTTATCTTATTATCAAACTACAAGTTTGCAAGCAATACAAAATGTAAATAAGAGGCCATGGTCAAGAGTAAAATTTGCTCCAGATGGATTTTTTGATTGGGAATACTGGGCTGACGTCGCTATATGGCAGGGAGTATTGGTGCAATCCTCAATTAGTTATTATGGCGTAGATCCATCAGACCTATATAAAGCATATACTGGAACTAATAAAATTATAGTTGACGATACCAGAGTTTTTAGTCTTAAAGATTATGAATATGCCATATTTAAAGATATACAGTGGCAATCTCAAACCTCTGACGCAGTATAATATGGTATACTGGTGGTTATGAAAAAGAACAATCAACCCCTTTTTGGTAAAGATGGAAAGCCTCGCATGCCTGGTCAGATTGGTGAAACTAAGGTTACAGTAATTGATAAAAAATATGATTGGGGTATTTATGTTTGGAAAAAGTCTAACGGTAAGTGGTTTACTGATGGAAACGGAAACATATTAAACATTCCATCAATGAAGGGTGATCTTGCAAGAATTGCAGAATTAAAGCAAGCAGCAGCATATTATGGAGAGCCAGACGGGGAGCCATATTTTTTTGCGGGTATGGGAAGAGTAACTGATGAAGAGTATAGCGAGCAGGTAGATAGAATGAAGGCTGGGCTAATACCTAATCTAAATGATCTTGGTGCAGTTCAAGCAGCAAAAGATACAATTGCAAAATATGGTGATGAGGAATAATGTCAGAAGAAAAAGAATATTTGATAGGTGCAAGAATAGATAATCCAGTAGATGCATTAGATACTTTTAAAGCATCTGACCCATTTAATCAATCATGGGAAGATTTAAAATCATATAACGGATTAGACAATAACTTTAAAAGAAGAGCATCTCGTCTTGTAGAAAAAGCAGATAGAAATAATCCAACACAGGGATATCTTGATAGTGCAAGAGCAGAGCAAAGCGGTATTAATGGTGCAAAATCAAAAGAAATAAATCCTGGCACAGTATATAGAAATGGTTATGGTTTATTTGACGTAATTACACCACCATGGAATGTTTACGAACTTGCAAATTATTATGATACATCATTTGCAAATCATGCTGCTATCGATGCTAAAGTAGAAAATATTGTTGGACTTGGATATGATTTTGAAGTTGCTCCAAGCACAATGCTTAGACTAGAATCAAATAAAGATAAAGATCAAGTTTCAAGAGCAAGAAATAGAATTGAACGTGCAAAGATTGAAATGCATGAATGGTTAGAATCATTAAACGATGATGATTCTTTTACTACAACAATGATGAAAGTTTATACTGATGTTCAAGCAGTAGGAAATGGTTATCTTGAAGTAGGAAGAACCACTCGTGGTGAAATTGGTTATATTGGACACATTCCAGCAACAACTATGCGTGTTCGTAGATTGCGTGACGGATATGTTCAGATAATCGGAAGCAAGGTTGTTTATTTTAGGAACTTTGGAGCAAAAAATGCTAATCCAGTAACTTCTGATCCAAGACCTAATGAAATCATACACTTTAAACAGTACTCGCCTTTAAATACTTTTTATGGTGTACCAGACATAATGTCGGCAATAAACTCGCTCCATGGAGACCAGTTAGCGTCACAATATAACATCGACTACTTTAGTAATAAGGCTGTCCCTCGTTATGTTGTGACACTAAAGGGTGCACGACTTTCTGCAGATGCTGAAGATAAGATGTTTAGATTTTTACAAACAAGTCTTAAGGGGCAATCACATAGAACTTTATACATTCCGCTCCCTGGAGATAGCGATACTAATAAGGTCGAGTTCAAAATGGAGCCTATTGAAAATGGTGTTCAAGAGGGTTCCTTTGAAAGGTATCGTAACCAAAATCGTGACGACATTTTAATTGCACATCAAGTTCCATTATCTAAGATAGGTGGAGGAGATTCTGGCTCAATTGCAGCAGCACTTGCACAAGATAGAACATTCAAAGAGCAAGTCGCAAGACCAGCACAAAGAGAATTAGAAAAAATAGTTAATAAAATTATTAAAGAAAAGACTGATGTTTTAGTCCTTAAGTTTAAAGAATTAACACTTACAGATGAAATAGCACAATCTCAGATTTTGGAGAGATACGTAAAAACACAGGTAATGCTTCCAAACGAAGCAAGATCCGCACTTGGTCTTCCACAAAGAGAGGGGGGGGACGAGCCATTTAATCCTAAGCCAGAACAAATATCAAGCGATAATTCTGATAGGGCAAGGGATTCAGAAAGAACGAATAACCAGTCTGACGGGGCTGCCACAATAAGCGGTAGAAATCCAAAAGGCGAAGGTAGATCTTCTCAATAGTTTTCCACAGGTTTATTCACAAGTTATTAACATATGTGTAAAAAAGGCTCTATAATATATTCTAGTATGACTATATCTAAAGCCCATTGGGATACCACTGGCGACTCAGTAAGACTTTCCCTTCCATTTGCGAAGGTTGATAAGGAGAGACGTATCGTCTCTGGTTTTGCATCTCTTGATAATGTTGATAAGCAAGGCGATATAGTTACAGCAGAAGCATCACTAAAAGCATTTTCAAAATTCCGTGGAAACATTCGTGAAATGCACCAGCCACTTGCTGTTGGTAAGATGGTTAATTTTAAAGAAGATAGATATTTTGATCCAGAATCTAAAAAGTTTTATTCTGGTGTTTTTGTTTCAGCATATGTATCAAAGGGTGCACAAGATACATGGGAAAAAGTTTTGGACGGTACACTAACAGGATTTTCTATTGGTGGTCGAATGAATAAGTGGGATGACGGTTATGATGAGAAGTCAGATTCCACAATTAGAATTATTAAAGATTATGATCTTGTTGAGTTATCATTAGTTGATTCTCCAGCAAATCAGTTTGCAAATATTATGCAAGTTGAAAAGGTTGATGGAGTAGATGTTGTTAAGGGACAAGATGTTGCATTAGAAAATGTTTTTTATGATGAAGAGTCTGGTTTGGTTATGGTGTCAGAAGAAGAATCTGTAACAAGTCCAGTTAACGGAAATGAAATGAAGAATATAGGGTTCGTTGAAAAAACGGATAATGAAAAAATGGATATAGTCAAATTCTTAGTAGATAGTGCTAAAGGCATTGATGCTAAGATTAAGAAGGAGGATAATCCTATGGCAAAAAAGACAAAGGTTGAAGAAACCGAAGTTACTAAGTCAGAAGAAATCGCTCCAGAGGCAGATGCCGTAGTTGAGGCTCCTGTTGCAGAAGTTACTGAAAAATCTGAAGAGGTTGAAGTAGCAGAAGATACTGTTGAAAAGTCTGAAGAGACTCCAACAGAAGAAGTTGCAAAGGCTGAAGAATCAGTTGAAGCACCAGCAGCAGAAGTTGCAGCAGAAGTATCTAAGTCAGATGAAGCAATTGTTGAAGCAGTTGCAGAAATCAAGAATACAATTACATCAGCCTTTAGCGATTTAGTTGAAACTGTAAAGTCTTTGCAGGCAGAAGTAGAAATGCTTAAGTCTAATAAGGTTGACACAGCAGCAGTAAAGAGTTCACTTGATGCAGTCGCCAAAGACATTGCTGCAACAGTTGAACAAGTTGATAGATTTGGAAAGAGAGTAGACGCAGTAGAAGCAGACACTGCTTTCCGAAAGTCTGGCGATCTAGGCGAGATCGTACAGGAACAACCAGCAATGGTTGAAAAATCCCTATGGGGCGGACGTTTCCTCAAAACAGCCGACTTATTTAATTAAGTAATCACTTAGGAGGTGACAATATGTCGGAAGAGATTAAGAAAAACCAGCCAGGAGAAACTGGCGAACTAGGCGGAACAGCCCCTGGTCTTTATCAAGGTCAAGGTGCATTCGCTTCAGGTGGTGTTGGTGGTGTAACAGATCCAGGTGCAGATACACTTGGTAACATCCCTAACGCTAACTTTGGTGTTACCACTGGTCCTAATGCCGTAAACCCTTCGGGTGATGCTGCAAGCGGAATCCTACGCCCTGAACAGGCACGTCGTTTTATTGACTACGTTTGGGATGCTACCGTTCTCGCCCAAGATGGTCGTCGTGTGACGATGAGAGCAAACACCATGGAATTAGAGAAGATTAACGTTGGTGAGCGTGTTATCCGTTCTGCTGCACAAGCAATCGGTAACTACACAAACACTGGTGCAACCTTCTCAAAGGTAGAACTTACCACAAAGAAAATCCGTTTGGATTGGGAAGTTTCTGCTGAAGCACTAGAAGACAATGTCGAGGGTGGTGCATTAGAAGATCATCTCGTTCGCTTGATGACAAATGCATTCGCAAATGACATTGAAGATCTTGCTATTAATGGTGACGGAACAACCGCACCATTCCTTTCAATTATGCCTGGCTTCATTAAGAAGCATCAGGATAATGGAGATTCACATGAGGCAGCAATTACCGTTGCTGACAACGCATGGACTCCAGAAAAAATGCAGGAGATCATCCTTGCTATGCCACGTAAGTACCGTGCACTTAAGAACAATCTTAAGTTCTATGCAGGTACAGATGCATTCGCAGGTATCGTTAAGAATAACGGTACATTGTCTGATGCAATCGCTGAAGCACTTGGCAAGAATGGTAATACCTATGCAAATACACAGGCTTACCTAGATGGTCAAGGCCAGACATTCGGTGGAGCACGTACAACTCGTGTTCTCGGAATCGATGTACAAGAAGTTCCTTACTACCCTGAAGGATATGTCGATTTGACATTCCCTCAGAACCGTGTATGGGGCTTCCAGCGTGATATCGTTGTAAACCGTGAATATGTTGCGAAGAAGGATACAATTGAATATACTGTATTCGTTCGCTTCGGTATTCAATGGGAAGAAGAAGACGCTATTGCCTGGGCAGACGCTGCAGCAGATGCATAATCTGTAGACAGTACCTTTGAGAGGGGGCAGGGGTTAATCTCCTCCCCCTCTTATCTTTAGTATTCTGTTATAATAGTTCACATAGGAGGTTAAATAATGGAAGAAAATAATTTTAATAATGAAGCACCAGTAGAAAACATTGTTGCACCAGAGGCTCCAGTAGAAGAACCAGCAGTTGCTGAACCAGTTGTTGAGGCTCCTATGCCAGAAACTAAGGTTGAAGAAGTCGCTGCGGAAAATAATATTGAAGCATCAGTATCTGAGGCTACAGAGTCTACAGATGCTATCACTACAGCAGATTTGAGCAGATCTTCATCTGATACAGTTCAGTCTGTAGGATCTATTGTAAATGGTGTAATTGGTGTTGCACAAACACCACGACAGGTTAAAAATGAAAAATCTGTTGCACCAAAAAAGTCTAATAAAACAGTTGCTGTTCATTCTACAAAGAATGTAAGTTTACCTGGAGTTGGCAAGGTATATCGTGGATATAATATTGTTACACCAGAGCAGGCTGAAAAATGGTTAGAGCGTAGTCATGTTAGACTTGCTACACCAGAAGAGGTAGCCAAGGAGTTTGGTCGCTAAATGCAAATTCTGAGAGTACCGCCATATAATTTAAGTGTAACTTTAGATGTTGGATCTGCATCCACAGAATATGATTACACCATTACAGATATGGCGGACTCCTCAGTTATAGAAGATTCAATTACTTCTAATGCAAATTCAAAAGTAGTAATACCACTATCTTCAAAATATGATACAGAATATAAAATAGAAATTGATGGAGATGAATATTTTATTGATGTAGTCCGCCCGTACATAAATCCAAACGATCACGGAACTACAGCCAGTGAAATTTCAACCTATGCCTCTAACGAAGAATTAGCCAGAGCAATTATAGATTCTGTATGCGATGTAGAGTTTTATTATAAGAAAAAAATAATTCAAACAACAGGTCAAGGAACAGACTACCTTCCTATTTGGGTAGATGCTAAAAAGGTTTTAAAGGTTTATGAAAACAACGTATTGCTTTATGATGCAGATGATTTAGAAAACTCTGTTTCAGCATTTGAAATTATTCCAGATGGATCTGCAATCACAATGACGTTTAATGATGCAATAAACAGAGATGAGTCTGCTCGTATTTTATTGCCAGCCTCACCGACAGATATTACAGAACTTGATTATTCTGCACGAGGATTTCCAAAGACATGGGATTACACAGTTATACTAGAAGTAGGATATAACAAGGTTCCGTCTGATATTGTTAGAGCAACAGAGTTACTTATTCATGACATCGATTGTGGTAAGTTAGATTATTATAAGCGCTATATCGGTGCCTATAATACAGATCAATTTAGAATTCAGTTTGATAAAGCAGTATTTGAAGGTACTGGCAATTTAATTGTAGACAAGATACTTGATAAATATCGCAAACCGATTGAGTTCGTCGGGGTACTATAATGGTAATATGCGAAACTCCAGACTTCGCATTTCCTATGCAAGCAGATGTGTATCACCCAATAGTTGAACAGGGTATTTACGGAGAAGTTAAAAAGACTTGGATTTTAGATCGTACAATTGCATGTTCATTTGCTCCAGCAGGAACAGCATTTAAAGAAGAGGTAACTCCAAATATTAATATTACACAAGATAAACTATTAATGGGTAGAGTAAAAACAGATATCAGAATGTCAAGTTTAGAGGCTCGTAATTCTATTACAAATGTTATTATCACAAACATAAAAGATAAAAACTGTAATGAAATTTATTTAGAAACTTCTGGGCCACGTGCAGGTAAGTCCACTATATTTGAAATAGCAACACAAGACCCTTTTACAGGTCCTTTTGGAAATATAGAATACTATAAATTAATTATACGTAGATCTGAAAATCAGGCGGTAGACGTATGAGAGTTGTTATTGATTCTAAGTTATTTAAAAAAGAAATGAACAATATAATTGATTATTCTTTTGGATTTATTGAAGGAGTTCAAAGAGGAAAGAAAGCGTTGTATGTAGCACTTGGTCCACAAATATCAGAATATGCTTCTCAATTTATAGATGCCAATGCAAGAACTTCTCCAGAATTACTTCATCATATATATGAGTGGGATCAAACAGGAAGTCCAAAAGCAAGACTATTTGATATAGATTACACCATTAGCAATATAGGACTTACCTTTAAGTCATCTTTTAAACAATCTACTTCAATTAAAAATGGATCAACTGTTCCATTTTACAATAAAGCACAAATTATGGAAAGTGGTGTTGCTGTAACTATTAAACCAAAAAAAGCAAATGTGCTTTCTTTTGAAATAGGCGGAGAGCAAGTATTTACACCTAATCCAGTAAGGGTAGAAAATCCTGGAGGACAAACTCAAGGTCAATTTGAAAATACTATTAATAATTTTTTTGGCGTATATTTTAGACAATCATTTTTAAGAGCAAGTGGTTTACAGGAAAAATTAAGTTATCCAAAGGTTTATAAGAAAAATTTAAATGCAGCAAAACGTAGTGGAAGATCTCTAGGAATAAAGACAGGCTTTCAGTGGGTTGCAAATGCGGGGGTAATTAGATGACAGAATCTACATCAGTATTAAATACACCAGTTTTATGGATTAATTATTATCTAAGAACTAAAATAGAAGAGTTAGCAGGCTTGGAAGATGTACCATTTTTCCCAACAGGTCCTTCAACAATAGAAACCCTTCAGAAACAATTTCCAGAGGGTGGAACCATGGCTGTTTATGACCGCATGTTTAAGATGCGCCGTGGCCCATTTCCACATATTAAATGTGAGCAAGTTTTATATTATTTTTATGCTAGTGGTTCAGAACCCACAATACAGATGATTAAAATACAGGAAGCCGTAATGAGGCTATTAGATCGTGGAGATGAAAGTGCACAGGAGTTAAATTCTTGGGTAAAAGGAAAAACCCTTGATGGTATGAGTTGTGAGTTCTTTTTCCATGATTTCAAAATATATCAGTTAGAAGAGTCAAGAGATATAGTCGACTTTGGAACAGCCAGAACTTACGCTGGTAATAAGATTATTATTGATTATGACTATCATCAGTCTACTACTAGGTATGATAAAGACGGTAATTTAGTACTTGGGATATTAGGAAATTAATAAAAAGGCTGTATACTTATCAATGAGGAAACACGCCTTTTAATTTCTAGAAAAATAAAGAGGTGAAATAAATGGCATATACACGTGGTGATAGTACACAAATCATCGTAGGTGCAGCAGCACTTTTTACGTATGAGGCAGGTCCACTACCAGAAGCAGGTGCTCTTCCAGGGTACTCTGCTGGTACATCTTACAAAACGACTCTTTCTGATGAAGAAGGTTTCCGTAACGTAGGTTACACAATGAATGGTTTAGAACTTCAGTTCCAACCAGACTTTGGCGAAGTTGCTGTTGATCAGGTTCTTGACGTTGCCAAGTTGTTTAAGCAAGGCATGCAAGTTAATCTCAACACAACATTTGCTGAGGCAACATTGGAAAATCTTTTGTTTGCTCTTGCAGGCAAGGATGATAATCTTACAAATGTAAGTGGTAATCCAACACTTAATCTTTCAGCAGGCGATATTGGCGAATGTCCAGTAGAGCGTGGTTTGGTTGCAGTAGGTCCAGGAACTGGCGACTGCGCTGACTCAGATTCTATTGAAAGAATTTATGTTGCATATCGTGCACTCTCAATCGAGAGCGTAACTGTAGGTGCTAAGCGTGATGAAGCGACAATGTTTGAAGTTTCATTCCGTTTACTACCAAATGATAACGCATCATACGGTAAAATCGTAGATCGTTCTCTATAATACAATTAAATAAAAAGATTAGCCCAACCCAAAAGGTTGGGCTTTTCTGTTTGATATAATAGTTAAATGCCTACAGAAATATATAAAAGTGCTGTTGTTGAGTTAATGGATGGAACAGAACTTTATATTACACCATTAAAAATAAAATTTTTAAAGTTATTTTTAGATGAATTTGAAAATGTTAAAATATCTAAAAATGATGATGAGGCAATAGATGCACTAGCAAAATGCACGGTAATTGCAATGAGACAATATTATCCATTAATAAAAACACAAGAACAATTAGAAGATAATATTGATATGCCAACAATCTATAAGATATTAGATTTTGCTGCTGGGATTAAGATTAATGAAAAATCAGAAGAGCCAGTACAACAACAGGCTACAGATAGCGGTAAGAGTTGGGATGAATTAGATTTAGCAGAGTTAGAGTCAGAGGTATTCCTTCTCGGTATCTGGAAAGATTATGAAGAGTTAGAGTCATCTATGTCTATGCCAGAAATAATAGCAACATTAAAAATAAAAAGAGATTTAGATTATTCACAAAAAAAGTTTTTGGCAGCAATGCAGGGTGTAGATTTGGATAAGGCAAGTGGAAAGCAAGATGCCTGGCAAGAACTTAAGGCAAGGGTATTTAGTAAGGGTAAGGCAGCAAATGCAAAAGATGTATTGGCATTACAAGGTGCTAACGCACAAAAGGCTGGATTTGGAATCGGTATGGGCTTAGATTATGAGGACCTTACCAAAAAATAAAAGGCCTTTGTGGTATAATTTATTCAATACCTTAAGGAGGAAAAATGGCCGAAAAGCCTACAGATAATAAGCAAACAATCACGTTAGTTGACAATACAGAGATTCCAGTAAGACCTCTTAAACTATCTTTATTGAGACCTTTCATGGGGAAGTTTGGAGAACTTGCTGCAGTTGCAGATGATAACGATAAGTCTATGGATATTCTAATGGACTGTGTTCAAATTGCAATGAAACAATACAAGCCAGAATTGGCAGAAAACCGTGAACAATTAGAAGAACTTTTAGATCTTCCTACTGTCTATAAGATAGTTGACGCTGCTTCTGGATTCCAGAGTGCAGATGCATCAGTTGTTTCTGGTTTAGTAAAATAAATAAATAAAGAGGTGCATAGGAATTGGCAGATGTAAATTCTAATATTAATATCAATTTTAATACTGCCGACGCTCTTGCACAATTACGTAGTTTACAGGCTGGCCTCAGTAAGTTTCATCAATCGCTTGCTGAGGGCAACCTTGCTGCAGCAAATGCACAAAAAGGATTAAATGCTCAACTAGCACAGGCTATTGGAGCAACAGGAAAGTTTGCTGTAAGTCAAGCAAAAGTCGCATCAAGTACACTTGCATTTACAACTGCTTTAGAAAAAAACAAATTATCTTTAAAAGAATATTATAGATACAGCATGGCTGCAGCAACAGCCAATACAAAAGTTTTAGGCAAAGCATTTGCACAAGAACGTGAAATTATTAATCGTGCTCGTAGAGATAGAGTAAAGGCTCTTCAGTCACAATATATTCAAATGTCTAAAGCCCAAGGTGGCTTTATTGATGCAATGCGTATTATGCCAAAAACATTAGTAATGACTAATGGAAGATTTACAGAACTTGGTACACGTATTCAGTATGCTGCACAAAGACAACAATTTTTAAATCAATTATTAAAACAAGGCTCAACTCAACTTCTAAATTTTGGTAAGAACACCCAGTGGGCTGGTCGTCAGTTGATGGTAGGTTTAACAATACCACTATCTATGCTTGGCGGATATGCATCTAAAGCATTTAGAGAATTAGAGCAAGCAACACTAAAGTTTAGGCGTGTTTATGGAGATGCATTTACCAATGATGCTGAGGTAGAGTCTGCAGTTGCTAATATAAGAAGACTTGCAGAAGAGTTTACAAAATATGGAGTTGCAGTTAAAGATACTGTTGATATGGCAGCAACTGCTGCTGCAGCAGGTTTTCAAGGTAGAGCATTAGAAGAACAAGTAAAGACTGCTACCAAACTTGCAGTTTTGGGTCAAGTAGAACAACAGCAGGCTCTAGAAACTACAATATCATTACAAAATGCTTTTGGTCTTTCTACAGATCAACTAGCAGAAAAAATTAACTTCTTAAACGCAGTAGAAAACCAAACTGTTCTTTCGATTGAAGATTTAACAATTGCAATTCCAAAGGCTGCTCCAGTTGTAAAACAACTTGGCGGTAGTGTTGAGGATCTTGCATTTTTCCTTACTGCTATGAAAGAAGGTGGCATCAATGCATCTGAAGGTGCCAACGCACTAAAGTCTGGTCTTGCTTCATTGATTAATCCAACAGAAAAAGCAACCAAATTTCTTGCTGAAATGGGGATTAATCTAAAGGGTATTGTTGAAGCAAATAAAGGCGATGTTAAAGCAACAGTAGTTGGTTTTGCAAGAGCACTAGACACACTAGCACCTCTAGAAAGAGCAAGAGCAATTGAACAACTATTTGGAAAATTCCAGTTTGCTCGTTTGTCAACCTTATTCCAAAATGTATCTAAAGATGGAACTCAGGCGTCTAGAGCATTAGATTTGGCAGGATCAGCAATAGAAGAGTTAGCCGTATTATCTGAACGAGAAATGAAAAAGGTAGAGGATTCAGTAGGAACTAAATTCCAGGCTGCTGTTGAGCAGTTTAAGCAAGATATCATGCCTTTAGGTAAGGCATTTCTTGAAGCAGTTACTCCTATTGTTAAGTTTTTTGGAGGACTTTTTGAAAAGTTCAACAACTTAAGCGATCAAACAAAAAAGGTAGTTGCTATTATCGTAGGTGTTGTTGCTGGTATTGGACCAGTACTACTTATGACATTTGGTTTATTGGCAAATGGATTAGCAAACTTAATTAAGTTATTTGCCACAATACGTGGTGGCATGGCAAAATTAAATGGCCAAACCAACGTTCTTGGTGCTGGTTTTGATTATGTTACACAACAACAACTAGAACAGCAGGCTGCAAGTCAAGCCTTACATAATACTCACACCAGACTAGTAGAAGTTTTCAATGTTGAAAGAACAGCAGCAATGCAACTAGCATCAGCATATGGAATGCTTTCATCTCAAATGAAAAATATGGCTGCTCAAAATCCAGCATTATTTGCTGGTGGAATGCAGGGAGCAGCAGGATCAGTATCTAAACTACCTAAGGGTCCAATGAAATTTGCAGATGGAATTATAAGTGTGCCAGGTCCAAAAGGTGCTGGAGATGTTGTTCCAGCAATGGTTTCTCCAGGAGAAGCAATTATTCCAACTAAGACTTCCGAAAAGTATCGTGGATTAATTACAGCAATGTTCCAAGACAAGGTGCCAGGATTTGCTGGTGGAAGATTGCCTTGGGGAACATCTCATCCAGTAAGGCAGTCTGGCGCTGTAGATATCGGTATGCCTAAGAAAATAGCAGATGTAACACAGTCCAGAATGATAGCAGATCAAATTGATAAAGCAGTAAAGTCTTCTAGATTTGCTGAAACAAAACCAACAAACTTTGGAACACTAATGCAACCATTCTCTGGACGAAGTTTCCCAATACGTGGAGTAGGCGGGGTATATAGAAAGCCAGATGGAAGTTTAGTAGTAGTAAAGCCTACAATGGATGAGAAGACTGCTTTAGCAGAAGTCCGTGCTACAGAGATAGCAAGAGAAGCACATGGTTTGATTGCTCCAAAGCAAACAATTAAGACAATGATAGATCCAACAGATCCTTCTGGACAAAGAAAACTAATTGTTTTAGAGTCTCCATATGATCCAAGAATTGCTGCAGGTGCTGGTAAGTTTAATAAAAAGGATATGATTTCTCAATTAGTGGCATCACTATTGAGAGCAGACAAAGATTTATCACAGTCAAATGTTTCTGGTAAAGTTTTAGCAGACGTAGGAAATGCTGGGGTTTTTGATAGAGCATCTGGATTTAGAGATTTTGCAAAAGCATTGCCTTCAATGGAAGAGCAGGCCATGATTAATTTGCTTGGTATTAAGGGTGGTGCTAAAAAATTCTTTGCACAAGAAACATCTGGTTTAGCAGCAAACATGACCCCTAAACAATACCATGATGCAATTATTAAAGAGATTGATAAAGTACTTCCAAAATTAAAAGAAACTATCGGAAAGTTTGATCTAAACCCTGCAGAAAAACTTGTTTACAATGATATGATTAAAAGATTAGAGGCTGGAAAAGCAGTAGACTGGTCAAAGTTTCAAGGCATCCACGCTAATGCTGGGCAATCAGTAAAGAAGTTGATAGAGGGACAGGGCGGAACCAATTATCAAGATGTTATTGAAAAGCAGGTAGGAAAATTTGCATTAGGAACATTTGATGAACTTAAAAATGATCCATCATCTAGGACACAAATAGATACATTAGTAAAAAGATTAGCCAAGGATGCTGTTGATGAAATTGAAGTTCTTAAAAATACTAATCCTAAACAACATGAATTAGTTACATCATTACTAACTAAAAAAGGCATTACGCCATCAAATATGACGCAGCATCAATTATTAAAATATATTGAAGATGAAATGGTTTATAAAGATGGACGCTATTACGATAAAAAGTCTATAGAGTCTGGTGCAAATGTTGCTTCTGCTGGGAAAACATACAGTGAAGTTAGAGATAAGTTATTATATAGATTAGGTGCAGTTGAAAGAGGCGGAGCATTTTCAGACCAAAGAAAGATGAATGTTTCTAAGTTAAGATTTGATATGAGTCCAACAGGAAAACAAAGTGGTGGATGGAGACAGTCAATACCAAGAGACTCATTGCTATATAAAGTTTTAGACTCACAAGAAAAAGAATTTAAGGCAGCAAATGCTGCAACAGGTAAGTCTGATCCGCTAGGTGCTCTAAAGGAGTCAATGAAAGCACTTGGATATACAGACAAACAAATTGCTCAGGCACTAAGACCAGAACTTTCTCATATTGCAAAAACTGGTGAATCTGGCAGAGGAACAGAAAAATGGCTTAAGGGCCAAGCATTATTTGATTTAAGATTATTAAATAACTACATGAATACTGGCAAAAGAACTGGAAGTATTCTTGATTGGAATGAAAAGAGTGGAAACCCTCTTAGACTTACTCCAGATCAAATTAAAGAATTTAGAAATTCTGCAACATATATGTCTGGACAAAATCATCCAACTACTGAGGCTCAAGTTAAACTAGTACGAGCAGCAACACAACTTGATATTATTGCAGAGGATTTCTTAAAGACTCAACCAAAGAAGCCAGCAGGTTTTCCAAGTTTAGGAGAAGTAAGACAATCAAGAGCAGTTGCTCAATTAATTGACAGCAGACTTGGCACTGAATATTATTCACAATGGAGACCACAATTTAATCTAGGAAGTGGAGCAACAAAGGGAACAAATGTTTTAGTAAATCCAAACAAAGAATATATGGTTGATACTGTAACAGGAAAAATAACTAAACTAACAACTGCAAATACTTCTTCTAAACCATCAGGCGCAGTTGCAGATACTGGAAAAGCAACAGATAGAAGAGTTGCAACTGAAACAGCAACCAGAAGAGTGGCCACAGCGCCTCAGGCAAGAGCATTTGGAAGACAGTTTGCTATGGTTGGCAGAGATCAGGGAGACCCTAACTTAAGCAAGGCAGCACGTGGCCGTATAACTAAGGCCATACAAGATGAGCAAAGACTATTAAGATCAAAAAATAGATTTACAGAAAAAGAAATCAGAGACTCCTTAGAAAGACTAAGAAAGAGAAAAACTGCAGAAGAACTTGCCGCAGCATCTGCTAGAAAGAAAGCAGAGTTAGAAAGACAAGAAATAAAAAATAGACAAACTGCACAGTTAACTGAAAAGGAAAGAGCAAAGCAAGATAAAAGAGACATAAAGGCTAGACGTCAAGAAAAGGTTGGTCGTTTTTCTGGTGGAGCCTCAATGGCATTGGGTACTGCTGGTATGGCAGCGATGATGGCTGGTAATACTGGTGCTGGTATGGGATTAATGGGTGCTTCTGCTGTTGCTGGTATGGCTCCAATGTTGGCAGGAATGGGGCCAGTGGGATGGATAAGCACAGCAGCGATTGCTGTTGGAGGAAGTTTATTTGCTCTTAATAAGAGTTTTGAAAATTCTGCAAAGAAACAGGCGGAATACGTAGATTCTATTTCTTCAACAACAGCAAAGATGGATCAAATAGGACAAATAACAAACAAGGTTGGCGCATCTCGTGCAATGGAAGAAGTAAGAAAGAAAGGCGTATTTGGTGCATACAATGATGTTGAACGTGCTGGAACTGGTTTTGGAGATACATTCTTAACATCTCAAGTTGGTAAGTCAATGGTAACTGGTTTTGTAGATCAAATGAAACAGTATGGGTCTAAGACTGCTGCTAAAGATTTTGCCTTGCAGTTATCTTCTTATGTTTCTGACGGAGTTTTAGATGCTTCTCAAGCAGCAAGTATTGCAGATCAAATTGGAATTCAATTAGGTAGTAGAAAATATACTGCTGAAATTATGGGAGATTTACGAGAAATAATTGGTCCAAATGGAGAAGATCTATCAACTGATCCACTACAAGTTAGACTTGAAATAATTAAGGCAGCAGGAGAAAGATCTAATACTCTTCTAAAGAGTCTAGGTGCTGCCGAATCTAAAGGGTTGACTGGAAAAACAGAATCCGCTCAACTAGCAGCATTCGGTATAAACAATGTTCAGATAGCAAAAGCACAGGTAGATGCTACAGAGTGGCAATATAAAAAGCAAATTCAATTACTTCAAAAAGAATTAGAATCTACAACAAATGCAGAAAAGTTATTATCAATAAAAACAAAAATTGCTAATTTAGAAAGTAAGATGGCTTCAGATGTTAAGTTAGCAAATAAAGAAATAGTAAAGCAAATTGATAAAGAAACCAAGATATTTGAAACAAGAATTAGACAAAGCCAAGTTGGAATTTTTTCTGGTGCCAAAGAAGATGCTTATTTTGATGCATTAAAATCTAAAGTAAAAGATGCATTTAAGGGTACAGAGTTTGAAACAATGGCATCTGATACTTTATCTAGATTAGCAAAATTAAGCGACCTAACTGTAAACCCATTTGATGGTGGAAAAACAAAGGGTGGTTTTGAAAATGCACAAAAGGCTCAAAGTTTTGAAGTACAGATGCAAATGCTTCTAGGTAATAAAATTATAAATCCAGAACAAATGAATACTTTTATGGCTATGTTTGAAGGCAGGTTGCCAGAATTAGGAACAACATTAAAGGTAGGAATTGAAAAACAAGGTGCAGATGCCACTATAGAAATGTTAGAATATTTTTCAGGCTTTGAAAATCAAGGAAAAGCCGTAGAGATTTCTACAAAGTTAATAAATGGTGATCCTAAAACCTTTAAAGAAGTTGGCGAAGCGATGGCTCAACTACGTGTGCTTGATGGTCACGAAGTTAATATGGAAGCATACATTACTACAGTTGGATATGATGGATTAGTTAAACTATCTAAAGATTTAGCAAAAATTGAAGCAATGCCAGACAAGTTAGATAAGCAATTAATTCTTGATTACTTTACAACTGGAAATGGCGCTGGAATGAAGGGAATGACACAAGATAACCTAAAGGTGTTATTTGCTCAGTGGGCTGATTTTGATAAGTTACCAGATAAGGCTCAAAAAGAAGCGATTTCAAAGTTTACAACAATATATCAGACTATCTTTGCAGATGAAGCATCAAGAAAGAAATATGCAGAAGAACAAGCGGATGCTGCTGCAAGGGAGTCTGGCTTTAGGGGTAGAACTGCTGCAGCATATAAGAAGAAAAGATATGACGAGATTATGGCAGGAACTCTTTCCGAGGCTCAGGCAAGAGAGGCTGCTCGTGCAACAAAAACGTATATTGGTGAAAATGGAGAATTGATTACTAAGCCAGGAGGGGCAGTTGGAGATACCCCAGGTGCTGGTACTAAAGAAGATCCATACGAAGAGTTATTGAGAAGATTAAAGAATGTTCGTAATGCAGCGATTAATGCTGCTGGTGGAATAAAGGAATTAAATAAAGCGCTTTCGGATAAAGGATTAAAATCTGTTAAAGATAAATATCAGGGTATTGAGCAACAGTTAAATAAAATGGGATATAGTAGACAATACGCTGATTATCTAATGGGCCTATCTCAAAAAGATCAAGATAAATTGTTTAAAGTTACTTCTGAAAAAATTACAAAGGGTAAAAATAAAGGAAGATTTAAAGATCCATTTACTGGAAAGGCAATGCCAAAGGGTACAAAAGCAGGGGACCTTGTGCTTTCTGCAGAGGGTAAGTTAAGAGCACAAGCATTTGATGCAGCAATTATAGGAGAGTTTAATACTGCTGCAGGTAAAACATTAACAATTTTTAATGAACAAGAAACAGTTAGAAGAAAGTTAGCAGCATTAGGATATGATCAAACTGCTATTGAAAGAATTCTTTCAGACGAATATACAACCCAACTCATATATAATGGAAAGATTACAGATCAAGATCTAAAAACAAATGCTGCGCTCAACAATCAAGTTGTACTTAGAGAAAAAATAAACAATTTAATTTCTAGAGGATTAAAGGCTCAACAAGAAGCAGCAAACGTTAAGCAGATTCCTAAGGTATTAGAGTTTTTCCAAAAGATGTCTAAGGAAGGATTATCATTATCTTCTGGGGCAATGTTAGACATGATTGGAGATCCAGAATCTCTTGAGGCAGCAATTGCTGCTATGAATGATTATGAATCAAATGCGGAAGGCGCCAGAGATAGACTAAAAGAAATAGTAGACGGTTTAAACGCAATAAAGGCTAACTCAAATATTAAATTAATCATGGATTTTGTTTCAAAGAATCCAGCAGAAAAAGCACAGGCTGGATTTGAAGCAGCAAAAAGAGTTATGGAAGTTAGACGCAATATATATTCTAATATGACTGTAGGGGAACTTCCAGGTATCAGAACAGCAGACAGAAAAGCAAAAGATGGAACATTAATTTCTGGAAAGAATATTGGAAGTCAGGCTATTGCAAATGTTGCAGCAAGATACCAGGCTGCTGGGGTTGCAATTCCAACTATTACTCCAGGTGCAACATTAAAGGGTATCCAGACAAAGAGAGCAGACTTGGCTAAAACTATGCAAATAGGACAGCAAGCCCTGTCTTCACTGCAGGCATCATATAATGCAAAGCAGGATGCTTTAAATAATGCTCAGGATAATTTAGAAAAAGCCTTAGACGCTGCCAATGATAAGTATGATAATTTAATAGATGCTCAAGAAAATATTATTAAGGGATTAGAAGAAAAGATTAAGATAGATTATGAAGATAAAATTACTGCTCTTAATAAAGAATCTGATAAATTAAACAATGACTTAGCAATAATGGACCATGCTGCAGATAAAATAAATGAAAAGTATGACAAGCAAGTAGAAGCATTACAGAAGATTTCAGATATTAATCAACAAATTGCAGAGTCTCAGTCTCAACAATTAGATTTAGCGGATGCATTATCACAAGGTGATATAGCAGCAGCAGCACGAGCAGCACAAGAGATGAGGGCCTCTAGTTCCGCAAATGCTTTAGATGCCTCTATGCAGAGTATAGAGAAAGCAAGAAAAACTGAAATCGATGCACTCCGTGGTTCAGAAACTGGAATGACAAGACAGCAAATTGCTGAAAGACAATTCCAGATATCACAACAAATATATAAACTAGAAACTGATCCTAAGAGACTTGAGTTAGAAAAACAAATTGAGGCTGCAAAAACTGAAATTACTAGACTAGAAAAAGAACGAGAAGTAGCAATTAAAAATATTAATGCTGAACATGATGCAATGATTGCTAAACTTAAGAGTGAATTGGAAAATATTAATCAACAAGTTACAGCGCAGCAAAATATATTAACTTCGTTAGAAAAACAAGATGCTGAGTTAGCATCACAAGAAACATACATGCAGTCGATAGTTGATGAAGCAGTCGCTTTAGATGATAGCACTGGAATGACTTTAGAAAAGTGGGAAGAAACTGTAGACAAGTTAATCGATATCGAGCAGTTGGCAGAAGATTATGCAATTTCTCTTGCAGCAGCAGAGGCTTCAGCAGCAGCAACAGATGCATCGTGGCAAGGCATTTTAGATAAAATTAATTCAATTCCTAAAGAAGTCACAACTAACCAAATAATAAATGAAATAAGAAATATTACTGAAAATATTACTAGATATATAACTACAATAGATCTTGGTGGTGGTGGCAACGGCAATGGCAACGGAAACGGCAATGGAAACGGCAACGGCAATGGCAATGGAAACGGCAATGGAAACGGCAAC